AGAAATTCAAATCGTCGATACTATCAAGCTCGAAATTCTAATGAACAGAATCCTAACGTCTCAACATGATAGTATTATAAACATAGAAAACACCGAGATGCTCATATCCGTTGAGAAACAGCGGGATAAAGAGGATCAAGACCGTGACTATATCTCGTCGTTAGAGCGACAGATCGCGATGTTCAGAGCGGCTCAAGAGACGCTATCTAAGGATTATAAAGATCTGCAAGCACGCAAAGCAACAATGCTCAAGGACCTAAAGGGTACGCGTGAGCAGCGAATCAAAGCTATTGAAGACTCTAAGCTTACGTTTGCATCGCTGGTGAAAAAGATTGCATCAGATCCTACTTTTAGGACACAAATAGGACTAGAGATGGAAAAAATGCGATTAGCTACCGAGGCAGAGAAAGAGCGATTATCAGAATACATGAAATATGAAGATGGGCAAGTTGACCAGCCCTTTCTTTCAGCAGACACTGTTAAAGGAGATTAAATGAAGACTGCAGTAATTTTTGGTGTTACCGGACAAGATGGTTCTTACTTAACTGACTTGCTAATTACAGAAAACTATAAAGTGATTGGCGTTGCTCGAAGAAGTAGCGTGGATACAACTGAACGGATTGATCAGCATGCAAAAAATAGTTCTTTTACGCTAGTTGAAGGAGACATTACAGATGGATTTTGTGTGTCTGACATTATTAATAAATTCAATCCCGATGAAGTATATAACCTAGCGGCTCAGTCTCATGTTGGGACCTCGTTTAAACAACCAACTCTAACTTGGGATGTTACCGCAGCTGGTTGTCTAAATATACTAGAAGCCATTCGTGTTTCACCTCGAAGCCAAGAAATAAAGTTCTATCAAGCATCTTCTAGCGAAATGTTTGGCAAAAATTTTACTATCGTTGCTGAGACAGAAAAAAGTGTGGGTGACAGCCTTATTGCTGGCATCACCGAAGGTTCGACAGCGACATATAAAAAATATCAAGACGAAGATACAGCTTTTATGCCTCAGTCGCCATATGCTATAGCTAAGCTAGCTGCACACCACTTAGTTAGAAACTATCGAGATAGCTATGGAATTCACGCTTCTAGCGGTATTCTATTTAATCATGAAAGTGAAAGGCGAGGCGAAAATTTTGTTACCCGAAAGATTACCAAGTGGATCGGAGAATTCGTAGCTTGGCTAAATAGTAATAACTTAGAGTCACGCCATCTTACGAAAACTACAGACGCAGATGAAAGAATTTACGCTTCTGGACACCAAGAAGCATTTAACAAATTAAGATTAGGAAATTTATATGCAAGGAGAGACTGGGGACATGCGAAAGACTATGTACGAGCAATGTGGCTCATGCTCCAACAAGGAGAGCCAGACGATTATGTCGTTGCTACTGGAGAAACACACAGTGTTGAGGAATTTTTGGAATACGCTTTTGAGTACGCTGGTCTTGGTGATTGGAGCCAGTACGTGTACATTGACCCTGAGTTCTTTAGACCCGCTGAAGTTGATTACCTACTTGGTAACCCAACCAAGGCAGCAGAGAAGCTTGGATGGCGACCAGAAATAAAATTTGAAGAATTGGCTCAATTAATGACAGAGGCTGACATAAATGAGAAATTACGACGACCCGGCTTACAAGAAGTTTAGAATGGATGTCTTGAAGCGAGATAAATTTACTTGCAAGATGTGTAAGACAAGTGGCAAGAAAAGAAAAATGTATGTTCACCATATTAGAAAATGGGCGAGCGCATCTTCTCTTAGATTTGATGTTAATAATGGCATTACACTTTGTTACGATTGCCACAAAGAGGTAACCGGGAAAGAAGCACATTATGAATATTATCTATTAGGACTTATTAGTTAAGAGAATACAAATGAAAATAGAACTACCTGCATGTCCTATCGGCGGACAGATGACCGATTTTGAAAGAAAAAAACTTTTTACTTGGGTTTATGAGTCCGAGCCTTCAACTGTCGTCGAGATAGGAGGCGGAGAAGGTGGAGGTTCTACCTTTTACATGATTGAGGCTATGGCTCAACTAAAAGATAGTGGCAAATCCGAAGAATCCGTCTTTCTTTCTGCCGACCCCCTTAATGGCCCAGCTCAAATGTTTTTTGGAACAAATGACAGATATAAATACTTTACCAAATTTTTCCCTTTATCTGATCATATTAAATATGTATTCACCCATCCCGAAGCGCCTTCTCCTGATTTTATATTTTTTGATGGCCCTGATGACGAGAATTTTAATCTACAAGAATTTTTACACTTTGATAACATAGCGAAGTCTGGATGTAAATTTGTATGTCACGACTGGGAAACGCAACGCCGAGCTCTTGATGGACACGTCTGCCCCAAAGTTAATTTGTTGAGACCTTATCTTGAGCAGTTAGATACTTGGGAAACTATAGAGTGTCTTTCAGGTATTGATAATGTTTGGCCTAATGAACTTGAAACTAAATCTGTGGGCTTAATTTACATGCAGAAAAAATAGTGTGCGGAGATAACAATGGCTAAGAAAAAGATACCAAATTATACAGTTATAAAAGACACCAGAGAACAGCGAGGTTGGATTTTTAACAAAGTTGACCGTTGTAGTGGAATGCTAACTGAGACACTTAAAACCGGAGACTATACATTAAAGGGTTTTGAGGATATGGTTTGTATTGAAAGAAAATTTTCTGTAGAGGAGATTGCAAATAATCTAGGCAAAAAGAAGAAAGCTTTTGATGCGGAAATGAAAAGAATGAATGAGTTTGCTTTTAAATATATCATTTGTGAATTTTCTATGTCAGATTTGATTAATTACCCAAATTCTATTTTTAGTGATAGCATGAAAACTCGAAGACCTGACTATGTACAGGCACAAATCAGCAAGAGAAGAATAACTGGAAAATATTTACTTAAGGCGCTCATGGAGTATCAAACATGGTATGGCGTTAATATTCTTTTCTGTGACAACAAGACAAACGCCTTCAAGGTTACCGATAGTATATTTAAGAGGTTGAATGAGATGTTTCATGGTCAAGAATAATAGAACCCAAATATATTCCGCACTGTCGAATTGGCACGACTATGGTGTTCTTAGTCAAACAAGAGAAATATTTCTTGGATCTGGAGACGATGGCTTAGATTCTAAAGATTCAGCTACCTTCCTGAAGAATCTTATAATGCTTGAGTCTCTGGGTCCAAACCCTATAATTATTCACCAGTACAACATTGGTGGAGATCAAGCTGCTGGGTTCGCTATTTATGATGCGATCAAGGCCAGCAAATGCAAATTTTTGTTTATGTGTTACGGGGCAGCATCTTCTATGGGTAGCATTATACCGCAGGCAGTTATAGGTAAAGGCTTAAGGGTCACACACCCTCACACAGAGTGGTTAATACATGAAGGGTCTTGTGAGGCCAGTGGAACAACAAAACAGTTTATATCGAACGCTGAGGCCCTTAAAAGGTCAAAAGAGTTAATGTATGACATATTTGTAAATTCATGTAAGAAAGGATCTGCCTTCAAAGGGAAAAAACCCGTAGAGATCAAGGCAATCCTAAAACGCAGACTGAATGTAAAAGAAGACTGGATACTTGACGGTGGACAAGCTGTAGAATATGGCTTCGCTGACATATTATTTGGCAGAGGGCAAAATACATCCATAGAAAATATACTCAAGAGATTGTAATGAAAAAAGAAAATATCGAAAAAGTTTTGCAAGACGCATGGCTTGGTATAAACGTAAAAGATGAAGATTTATTTAATCCGATTGATTTTATATTTCACGATGGCGATAACGACAGAATCCTAGAAAGAATAGCTTGGCTCTTTATGCAGCCAGAGTATTTTTCGTTCGCATGTAAATACATATTAAATATAGAAATATCTCCGTTTCAAGCACTGCTGTTAAAAGAAATATGGAATAAGAAATTTCCAATGCTTGTTGGTAGTCGTGGTATGGGTAAGTCGTTTATACTTTCTGTTTATCCTCTCCTTCGAGCACTGTTCATGCCACGAAGAAAAATCATCGTTGTTGGTGCGGCATTTAGGCAGTCGAAAGTGCTTTTTGAATACATGGACACTATTTGGAAGAACGCGCCCGTCTTAAGGGATCTGTGCGGCTCTAGGAGTGGACCAAGAAGAGATGTCGATAGATGTATAATGCATATTGGCGATAGTACAATTACATGCCTTCCTTTAGGCGACGGAAGTAAGATTCGTGGTCAGCGAGCAAATGATATTATTGCTGACGAGTTTGCTTCTATTCCTAGAGACATTTTTGAAAATGTTGTAGCTGGTTTTGCTGCGGTGGCAGCTTCACCTATAGAAAAAGTAAAACAAAGAGCGCAAGAGAAAAAAGCAAAAGAATTAGGTGTTGTAATCGAAGACCCTAGTCAACAATCTGGTGTAGTTGAGAAGTCAAACCAAATTATTTTATCTGGTACGGCATATTACGACTTCAATCACTTTGCAGATTATTGGAAGAGGTATCGCTCAATCATAAACAGTAAGGGTGACAAGTTCAAATTACAAGAAGTATTTGGCCAGAATGTTCCAGATGATTTTGCTTGGAATGAATATTCAGTAATCCGTATGCCTGTCACATCTTTGCCTGATGGCTTTATGGATGAGGGACAAATTGAAAGAGCGAGAGCTACCATACACTCTGGTATTTTTCAAATGGAATATGGGGCATGTTTTACTACGGATAGTCAGGGCTTCTTCAAGAGGTCATTAATAGAAAACTGTATAGCTTCAGAAGAGAACGGATTAAAAATAAAAGGCGAAGAAGTACAATTTGAATCAATGCTTAAAGGT